CCGCCGCCGACAAATGCGAGGACAATCTGTACCCATTCATTCATTTCGGATCTCCTTTCTGCGGATTGAAGTAGTTCGCCGAGGAAATACCGATCACTGCCCCGATGAACAGATCAACCGCTGTGATTGTCCCGACTACTTGCTCCACGAAGGGAAAGCCCCAAATCCCGGCGAGTGATGCGTAAAGCGTTGCAAGCGCGGGAAGGATGATGGTGCAGACGGTTTTCAGCACATCGTACAATTTGTTTGGCATCTTGAATTTCATTGGCTTCTCCTATACACAGGCTTTCACGGTGGTCTATCGTGTTATTCCAGACCGCTTGGATTCCACAACACTTTGCAGAGTGTGGAGTGAGTATTACACCCGCCCTCACTCACGGCGGGGACAGAAAGGAAACAGTATGAGTTATCCGCTCCGAAAGGGAAAAGATAGTAAAACCTTTCGGTCGGGTGTTATGCGAATGTTAAAGTGCATCTGCATCCCACATTATTAGCGGGATTGCTGAATTCGCCTGGAGCGAGTGCGCGGTCTCCGTCAATCGTGATGAAGTAGTCATCAATCGGAATGGTCATTGCGTGAAGCGGTTTATGTGTAGCTCTCACTTTCTCATCATTCATTGTGACCCATGTCTTCCACTTCGCTCCGGCTTTCTTAGCTGTTTTAATGGCGGCATTATTGATTACCCGGTTCGCGTCCGTTTCAGCAACCCTCATGATTGCTTCAAAATCGCCCTTTTCAGCCCATTCCCGGATGCGCTCCTTATAATCCTTGCCAGCGACCTTGCGATTGATTTCTGACCGCATTTCCGCGCTCATGACGGGACTTGTGGGAGCGTAGGAAGTGGACAGATTCTCGTTTACGTTCTCCACACCCATCGTCCATGCCATCTCAAGGTATTCGTAAACGATGTCGATGCATTTCTCCGCATCGTACTTTTTGCCGCCGTCTTCCGCAGTACCCTCAAGTTCAAGTTTCTCGACCTTTGAGCGGACTACGTTCAGTTCGTCCCACGGGAAAATCATGTCGCACCTTCCGATTCATCCTCAGGCTCAGTGCGGTCTTCCTCGATGATCTTCGCTTCGCCCTGTCCGTTCGTCAGTTTCTCTTCCTCATTGACCTTGTTGGGATCTCCCCAGATCATTTTGAGGTACTTTTCGGACATCTTCGTGTCGGCTACCGGATCATTGCTGACTCCCGACTTCGATGCCGCAAGCTGCGGATGCATCCCGGCGGCAAGAAGCGTCTGGAATGCCTGTGCCTTGGACTGGATATTTGCCTGTTCATTTCTGACCATGTGCGGTTCGAAATCGTTCAGGTCGATGTCCAGAAGACCCCGGTCTTTCAGGATCTTCACGATGATGCGCTCAAACTGGCGGTTCGACTTCTTGTAGAGGTCTTCCGTGTTCCGGGCGAAAGCATCTGCCTGGTACCAGCCGAATGCGGACTGCACGGATGCCCCGGTCGCGTTCACTACTGAGCCGCCCTCTGCACGGTTCGGCATTCCGCAGATGATGAGCATATTGTTGATCAGGTGATCCACATATACCTGTGTCTGAGACTGATCAAGCTGCTGTGTGATCATCTCCACCTTCGCCGCGAGTTCCGAGGTACTCTTGATCAGGATCATGCCCTTTTCACGGATGGTGGATGCCGATTCGCCCTCATCGAGGTCGGCGTTTGTGATGACTAACAGGGATTCGATGAACTGCGTGATTCCGTCACTGCGGTCGGAGTCCGTGGAGTTGATCGCATCGAGGATGCCCACCACAGGCTCAAATGCCGCCATGTTCGTGGAGTTGTACCGATACTCGATGATCGGGATCTCCCCAAGCACGTTCGGTCGGGTCTCAAGAAGCTGGACTGCCGTTGCCGCACGATCCGGGTATTCCGTTGCCAACTGGGCATCGAATGTGCCGTTCAGCCGGAACATCCTGGTCCTTGTCCATACATCAACGAAGATCCTGTGATCCTGCACCACCGTGTACCCGGCATAGACAGGCTCTCCCGTTACACCCATTGAGTACGCCACAAATGCGCTCATCGGGCGAAGTGCATAAGCCTTGAATGGAGTGTCAGGGTCATCATTCGGCTCTACATAGACATACCCAAGACCCGTGGTATGAAACCAGTCCACCACCTCATTATCGCAGTGCATCTTCCCGGAACGGTAAAGGTACTCATTCAGCTTGTCTACCTTGTCCTGAGAAGAGCCATTCCTCGCAGTGAACACAATCGGTTCGGTGAAAAGGTATCCATTCTTGAAGCTGACAATCTCTTCCGCATGGTTTTCTACGATCCTGTTGCAGACAAAGTCATTATTTGTCTTCGTCCGATTCAGGACGGGCTGAACTCCCCTTCTGTACCAGTACAGCCGCTCCTCTTCCAGCATGTTCTGGATATGGATCGACAGCGCAGAGTTCACTTCCGGGATCACATTCTCCTCAGTGAGTTCGTCTACGGACGAGAAGATCGTCCTTCTCCCGAAAAGATCCGTGGTCAGAATGCCCTTCTTCGGCTTTTCCTGTTCTTCGGTTGTGGAGTTCACTTCGTTTTCAGCCATCGAGCATCCTTTCTTTTTCTTCCCGGACAGGGCGTACAGGGAAAGCATCCAGAAAACCTGTACGCCCCGCATCCAAGGAGGTGTCTATGGGCATCGCCACTGTCATTAAGGCAGTAAAACACCCGGAAATTCAAGAAATCCTGGTGTTTTTCCATATCTACTGGTGGTTTTTCCTCAGATAAACCGCTTCACCGCTCTCGCTTTTGCGTACAAGCGACCGCCAACCATCACCATTGCCATCGCCAAGCTGTCTGGGAAGTCATCGTGCTTGATCTTACCCTCTACCGTAAACGCGAACATCTGCTGCATTGCCTGTTGGTAAGCCTTATCCCGGTGCTTCGAATCCCGGAATACCACCTTCTGGATGATCTCCGGGGCTTTGTCAAAGATTCTCTGCGCTTTTCCTGCCTGTGATGCCCAGTGCTTCGTGGTGCGCTGTAGGTTCAGGCGGTATCCCACATTCTGAAACCGCTTGTCCAGTTCCTCTGCGTATGTCCCCGTCACCCTGGTCCCTTCAACGTACATCGCCTGTACATTGTTCCGCATCGCACATTCCACGATCATCGGCTCAGTAATGAATTTGTCCTTGTTGCTGAACACGATATCGTGCAGGAAGAGGTCTTCCCCGTACTGGTACAGCACAGGCGCGGATACAAAGTCCCCGCCGCCCCACGAAGGGTCAACCACCATGATGATCCGGTCAGGCTCTTCATCCGGCGGCAGTTCCCCGTTGTAGTACCGCAGTGCCTGAGGGTCAAATACCTGTCCGTTCCGCTCGATCGGTTCGCCCATGTACTGCGCGAGCCACGATGCATAGTCATCCGATTTCTCAAATGCCGCTCTCGTTTCCTTGTACGATGCTGTCGAAAAACCAAGCCCGAACGGATAGTCGAAGTTCGACTCGTCATTCTCGTTCAGTGCCGGAACATTCACTACCCTGTACCGCCGCCCCGCAAGCTCCGTACTGCTCTGGAGCAGGTCTAAACGCTGCGAAATCGCGTCATAAATCGACCATCTCGTCCCGATCCATAAGAACTTCGTCCGATCTTTCCGGCGCGAAAGAAGGTTATTATTCACCACTTGCCATGTACCCAGAAGCAGTTCGGGATTCCTCGCCTCTAAGATGCCGCTGTGGATATCGTCTATGAAAATGTACCCCGAAGCATCCGTAAGACCATTCATCGCCGCCGTAATCGAACGGCACATCAGCGATGCGTACCGCTTCTTCCGCTCCACATTGATGAATCCCTTCTCTGCGTTCGTAGATGCGATCTTCAGCTTCGGGAATACCTCTTCCACTGCGTATGTGGTATCGTCCGTCAGGATCTCCAGAATACCGTTGTAGTAGGTGTCAACTACATCCTTCGTGTAGGATGAGTATATGTTCGTCCGCTCACTGTCCCGCCCCATGATCCAGATCGTGAAGAACAGCGCAAGAGTAGATTTTCCAGTCCGGGGCGGTTGGGACACGAACAGTTCGTCCAGCTTATCGTCCTCAAGATCCTGCATCGCCTCTACAATCGGCAGAAGCTGTTTCCGCCTCGGCTGCCAGAACTGTCGCTCCGGTGGGCGAAAATACTCCACTGCCGTCATGAAGTCATCAAAATAGTCCTTCCCGCACAGCACATAGGACTGGTGGATCAAGTCCCACGCCTTCAGCGCAAACTCCCCGCCCCTCGTCAGCACCTTCTTCATCGATACCCGGAATCTCTGGCACATCGTCCGCCCTTCTTCCCGGTTCTCCCCATATATGTGCCGGATGTAGTCTAAGCCAAGCGCGTAATTCTGTGCCTGCAATGCCTTGATGCAATTGTCATATAACTCCTGTCTCATATGCCACCCAATACCATATCTCACAGGGTTTTCTCAAGTACTATGGTCGCTTTTCCAGACCTCTTTTTATTTTTTAAAAAATTTTTCGGGGGAGCGTTTCTGCCAGAAAGATATTTATATGGCTATGGTCTTTTTGTTTAAAAAAATGATTTAGGGGGTTCAGATAACTCTGTTTATGGTCTTTTTAGATTTTTAATACATTTAGGGGGTTAGGCGGCATTTTTTGGTCTGGGAGACTTAGGGCGGGGTGGGTTAGCGTTGACTAACTATCAACTCTTCGTGAAACACGACTTTAACGAATAGTTGTTTATCGTTTTACGGTAAAAGCATACCGAAATACAGACTATCCCCGAAAACGTTACCAGATCGACAGCAGAGGGGCCAGGTTAGCCGCAACTAACTCAGGTCCAGGCGGATCAGTTAGCTATAACTAA